TGTTGTACTAAATATAAAAAAAAATGATATTTGGAACGGAAGCTCTGATGCTAAAAAAAATAAAATAGTAGAATTTACTAATAATACAATAGGAGAAATTGTTGATATAAATAAAGGTTATTATGAGTTAGAGATAGAAGTTAAATATACTAATATTCCATTTGATATTAAATTTTATTTCGATAAAGATAATTCGATTATTGTTGGTACAAAAGAAATTCTTGACTTATCAGAAGAAAAACAGGATTTGATTGATAGATATAAATTAAGACAAAATGTGAATAAATTTAATATATAATATATGAAATTGAAAAGATTTAATGAAAGTGTTGATGAAGATAGTACATATATAGATATACTATATGATAAAATTAAAACTGATAATAAAATAATTAATGGATTTGAGTTTTATGTGGATTATGGTTCAGGTGCTTTTACATGGGGTAATCATGATTTTTATGTATATGCTACTCCATATTGGGAAGATGAACAATTCCTTCCGATTTCAGTTTCAAATTTTGATGGAGATGAGATTTATGATAGACAAATAAAATTGAAAGTTCTGAATTCTAAAAAATCTGTTGATAATTTTATAAATTACTATTATGAAATAATAAATTCATTAACTTTAGATTTGAATAAAATATCAGAATTATATGAAGTTATTCCAATACTAACAAATAAATATAATAGAATAAAAATTGATAATTTGACTATAACATCGATTGAAGATATAAAAGAAAGTAATTTTGATGAGGTAATTAAAATATATGATTTTTTAATTGAAAAATATCCTGAATTATTTTTAACATCAAAATATAACATATAAAAAACCTATTATATATAAATATTTTTTTTCGGTTTTTTAGTATTTTTATGAAAAACTATGTATATAAGCACCTATTTAGGTAAAATAAAATATTAGTTGGTTTTTTTCATTACAGTGTGTTAAATTTAATATATAGATAGAATATTAATATATTTATAAAAAATAATCTAATAAAAAATGGGATTAGCACACTTTACAACAGTGGATACGGCAAGAGAAAAATGGGAACCTATTCACAAAAATTTATACGAAGTAACAATTATTTTACCAACTGTTCTTCAATCTTTACATCCAAATGCAACTCACCTTCTTTTGGAAAATACTAAATCAGCAAAATTCCCAACTTATCCTGATTTATCAACTGGTGTTCAAAGATTTAAATACTCTACAAGAGCGTTTATTATGATGCCAGAAAAAACACATATAGATGATCTGTCTATTGTATTTAATCTTAACCAAAATGATGACTATCAAATTTTTTGCTTCAAAATTCTAAAAGATTGGTACGATTTAGGTTGGAATAATGAAACTGGCACCCTTCATTATAAGAAAAATCTAGTAGGCGATATTATTATCCACGCACATGATAAAGAAGGTAAAGTTATTCGTAGAGTAACATATCATAACGTTATGATGAAAAGTTTTACAGGATTTGAAGAACTAAGCTGGGATAGCTCAACCGATATCTTTGATTTGACTGCAAACTTCGTAGCAGATTATTGGGAAGATTTTTATTATTAAGTCCTTAAAAATCAATAACTTATAACTTAAATATAGATAGTTTAAATTATTGAGAAGAAAAATTAAACAAAACCTGATTATTTTTAATAAAAAAAGAATCCATTAGTATTCTTTTTTTATTTCAATGTTGTCATTGTCATTATCAATATTAGATTTAGGTTTTCTGTCACACATTATAATTAATACTATTGCTACAAGAATATCTAGCCATATTACATCATTTGGACTTACACCTGACATTCCGCATATTGCTCCAATGATGAATGCTACACTAATTGGAATTAGAGAATACCATTTCCATCCTTTTCTCCATGCTACTATTGTTAGAATAATTTCTATTATGCCCATATTTATTTTTATTTTGGTATATAGGAATATATTTTTAAAGTTTATAAAAATTATAAAATTTAGCATTCAAAATTATCATATAAGAAATCGATCCAAGTATTTGTTGATTTTTTATTATAATTTTTAAGAGATATAAGATTTTTTCTAATATATTTCTCTTTATTTTTCAGAACTTTATTCATTTGAATATACATTGAATCGACATTATTTGGATCTGATATTCCAGTTGATATCCAATTGATTTCTTTTGAAACTAGCACAGGCACATTCACAAATACTGAATCAGCCGCTACTATATTAAATGTTTCTGTTAATGATACTTGCATTGATATATCCATTTTACTTAGTAGAGAAAGAAAATCTTCTCTATTTAGCCAATCAATTTCAATTAGGTTGTGATTAGTATTATTGAAGAGTGCTTTAATGTTTTTATAAACATTTTCTCCAGATTGTTCTAGTCTACTATAATTAATGAAAAAATTGACAATTGTATTATTTTCTTCTCCAAATTTTATTGCTGCTACTGCTTGATTCAGTTGATTTTTTAATGGTCTAATAGCGCCAAAGCAACCTATATTATATGATGCCTTTATTTTTCTTTTTGTTCTTAAATTAAAAAATTTAAAAAATTTAAAAAAATCACATCTTTCTTTTTTTATTTTAATTTTCTCGTATATATTAGGCAAATAAATATTTTTTATACCTATTGAATTAAGATCTTTATGAGTTATTTCATTGTTGAATGATACTTCTACATTTTTAATTTTTAAATATTCTTTAATCCAAGTAATAGCAATTCCTTCCATTGCTAAAAATGGAATTTTACTATGAACTCTAATTACAAATTTAAGTTTAGGATATAATTTTTGAAGTTCTGATAGCTTTTTAGGAGTTATCCAAACTGCTTCAATTATGCATATATCTGGCTTAAATTTATGTAATTTAGAATCTATATTATTTCCGTCTATACATAAATCTACTTCAGATTTCATATTTGGTAATGTTGATATAAAATCAGATACTAATCTTGCAGAATTGTATAATCCAGATTTTAATTTTCCGCATGAATAGTCTTTAGGTTCATTGTGTTCTTGATTTTCACTATAATCTGAACTATAATCTGAACTATAATCTGAGCTATAAGTTTTAGATTTTTTAAGTAAAAATAAAATTTTCATAAACAAGGATTTTTTTTTTAATTGTTAATCTTATTAACAATTGTCTTTCAGTATATATAAATTTGAAACATCGTATATTTGATAATATTTAAATTATTATGCTATAATGTTCAAATTTTAATGTTTTATATGTTTTTTAACTAATTAATTTTATTTTTTATTTTTATTTTTATTTTGTGTGGGACAGAATAAATTTTATATATAATAAAAAATAATTAATTATATGAGTAATTTTAAAAATAAGGAAGAAGATGATGCATTATCTTATTTAGAAAAAAATCTTAATGTCAATGAAAATGACAATGATAATATAGATAACATAAAAAAACCAGATATGTCATATTTGGATAATAATATACCTTCAAATGAATATACTATTATTCCATTTAATATTTTACCTTGTGGAATATTTTATAAAAATGGAACTAAACTTAGTATTAGAGCAGCAAGAGTACAAGAAGTACAAGCTTATTCTGTGGTTGATGATAAAAATTATTTAGATATAACGGAAAAAATGAATCAGATATTAAGTTCTTGCATAAGATTTTTTCATCCTAATGGAAAACAGGGTTCTTATAAAGATATTCGTGATGGTGATAGATTATCTTTAATTTTTATGATTAGAGAGTTAACATTTCCAGGTGGTAAAAATTTATCAAAAGAAGTTATTTGTGGTAATTGTGGTAAAGAATTTAAGATGGAATTAAGAGCTACAAGTTCTGATACTGTTGATAAATCTTTTGTTAATCATGAAATGCCTGAAAAATTAAAGAAATTTTATGATCCTATTAATAAAGTTTTTATTTTTAATATTGATGGTGTAGATTATAATTTAGCTCCTCCTACAATTGGCATTCAAGAAATATTTTTTGGTGATATTAAAAATAAAATTCAAGGTGAAAAAAATCCTAATGTTGCATTTTTGAAATTAGCATCATTTTTGCTGCATGACAGAAATAACATAACTGCAGAAGGAATAAAAGTGAAAGAGCAGGAATTTAAGAGAATGGATATGAAAACTTTTCAAATTTTAAATCAGGCAGTAAATAATATGATATTTGGTATAAAAGAAATGAAGAATCAGTGTCCAGAATGTGGAATGGAGGTCCACACTGATATGAGCTTTCCCACTGGAGCCTCAAATATTTTCGTTATTCCAGATGCCTTTGACGAATATTTTGGATAATAAATTTGGATTCATGGATGTTGATCATATTGCACCTCATTTTATAAATGAATTAGTTTGGTGGGAATATGAAGAATATGTAAAAAGATTGAATGCTAGAATTGAACGTGATAATAAGCAACAGAAAGAGTCATCAAGTGATAATTCAGGTATGTCAAATTATTCAAATAAAATTCCTAATATGAATTCAGTAATGAACAATTTGGGTAAATATAAACCATAATACAAAGAATCACTATTTTTTAATAGTGATTTTTTTATATATAATATTCAATGATAAAAAAATTCTATATTCATGCTTAAAAAATTTAAAGACTTTTTCTCAAATAGAAATGTGATTTATGTTCCAGATGAAGATAAAGAATCTCAGGAAGAATTAAATGATAATTTGAACAAATCAATTCGTACTTGTGATTATTTTTTATTCGACGATTCAATAAATAAAGGCGCAGATATTAATAATGTTACATTTGGTGGAAAGGATAGTGACAATGATGATTATTATGTATCTCCTTTGGTATTGTGTGTTATATACGATAGATTAAAGATGTTAAAAAAATTAATTGATTTGAATGTAAATTTAATTAATGTTATTACTGATGATGATATTTATGATTATATTAAGGATCTAATGAAGACTTCTGATAGTGAAAAAGCTATAAAATATATTATTAAAAAAAATCCAGATTTTATGAAAGATATTGAAGCAATAAAAAATACAAAAAAATTTAACATTTAATAAATATTGTTAATATTTAGTTAATTTATTTGATTTTTATTATTTATATATATACCAAAATCAAAAATTATAAATATGTCAAAAATAATGAATTTTCAGAAATTTTTAAGTGAAGCACTCACTATGACATCTGATGAATTATCTGAGATTGATGATATGGCAGATAATATTAATTGGAAAGAAGGAGATAAATTTGCGTTTATAGATTTTAATGGTATAAAAGACATACCAATTAGTATTAGTATTAATAATAAAAAAAGTAGAAAAGAAAAATCAGAAAAGATTTAATGTTATATGGTAAAATTTGATGAGTATATAGTTGAATTTAAAAAATATCAGGTAAAAGAAAAAGAACAGAAATCTCATAAACTTTCTGGAGTTGTTCTAATATGTAATAATAAAATATTATTAGTAAGACCAAAAAAATTCAAGAAAAAAGAGAAAAAATGGTCAATTCCAAAGGGTCATATTGAGGATGATATGGGTAAGATAAAGACAGCAATAGCTGAATTAAGGGAAGAAGCTGGAATAAAAATCACAAAGAAGCAAATCAATTCTAGTGATAAATTTGTAATAGAATATGAAAAATCTGGAATAAAAAAAAATTTAACTTGTTATGTTGTAGATATTGAATATGGTGATATCAACATAAAACTAGTTAATGACATGATTTTGAAGAACTTTTTAAAAAATGAGATTGTTGAAGCTGGATTCTTTTCAAAAAAAGATGCAGTAGAACTTATAGAAGATAATCAATTAGATATACTAAAAATTTTAAAATAATATGAGTAAAGAAATTGCATTTTTTGATCTTGATAATAGTCTTTGGTACATAAAAAGCGATATATGGTTAATTGATAAAAATAAACCATCTGTTCCTATGTTAAAGATTTCTCCAATTGAATTCGCTTTAATTAAAAGTGGTATTTATTCAAAAGATGAATTACCAGTTGATTATAATGGTGAAACATTTTGCATATCCAAAGATATGCTAGAGAGGGTTCAAAGAAAAAATAGAAACATTAGATTGTCAAATTTAGGAATATCTTACAGTGAATTTTTCAATGAAGATATTTTAAATGATAAAGATGTCAAATTATTATTAGATAATGTTAAGCATCTAATTGGTAAAAACATAGAAATAGGAGTTTTGACAGCTAGAAGTGATAGGAAAAAACATGCAAATTTATTAAATAAATTAAGAGAAAAATTAAAAGAGTATGGTTTAGAAATAAGTAAAATATATTTTGTATCAGAATCAATTAGATCCACTGGATTCATGGATAAAATTATTTATGATAAAAATAAAGTTTTATTGGAACATATGATAGGTTTGACAATTGAGGATAAACGTTTTGTGCCTATTAAAAAAGAAGCATATGATAAAGTTTATTTTTATGACGATGTTAAGTCTAATTTTATGAATACTAATAATTTGCAGGATTACTTTGATTTCTTAATAAGAAATAGTGATGAAGAGTGTATTGAATACATAACCAATAGACTTAAAAATAATGATATATCATTAATAAATAACTTAGTAAGTAATAATACTGTTAATCCATTTGAATCAAAATTAATAGAATTGAAGGCACCTATTAAATTTCCTATTAAAGTTTCTGATAATAAACTCACAGTTAAGTTTGAAAAATTTAAAAACTATTAAATTCTTTTTATTTGAACTGTTGATGTTGTGAATTTTCCAGTTCCATCTGTTACTTTTACTGTGTAATTTGAAATTTCTGATGAAGGAGTCACAAGAGTTTTTGCAACATATGGAATATATGGAGTCAATGTTCTAGTTCCATCATCATAATCAAGATTAGGATCATTTGCTATTATATTACCATATGAATCTGTCCATTCAAAAGTATAATTATAATCACCTCCGTTTGCAGTAACACTTAGCATTGATATTTGACTAATTTTAACTTGATTTGGTATTGCTATCGCATTAGCGTTAAAAGGAACACTAGCAGATCTTTTTTTGATTTTATTAAATAATGCTGTTATGATTGCTAATATTCCGAATATACTTGTAATTGAATCAATTATAGTCTTCAATATTACTAAAATTCCAGCTAATGTAGCTAAAATTCCAGCTAATATAGACATAGGTAGTAAATAACCTAATATATCAAATGATGATAAAAAAGGAAATATTTCTCCTATTTTTGCCTGTAAATTTTTTATAGCTATCATCATAGTCTTTACTGCAGTTAAAGCGGTTGGAATTCCAGCTCCAAAAGGAAGAATTACTAATGATGATACTAATGATACCAGAGCTAATGCAATAGTTTCAATAGTATCAGCGATTAAACTTGTAAATTCACCCAATTTTATTCCTAATTGTTCCAAAGAATGCTTCAATTCTTCTATCCATTTATCAATTTGCTTTGAAATTGAATGTTTTTCACTTAAAGGGGGATAGTACTTATCATCTGTTGGCTTTGATACACAGCTTGGATCTATAATATCATTATCATATAATATTCCATTTTTATAATATATTTTTCCATATATAAATAATTGTGCAGTTTCTTCTGTCATTGATGGATTTGATGTTAATAATAATTTTTTTGCCATTTGCCTTTTTGTTAATAACATTGATTCAATAGATTTCCATAAATTTGTTGTTATGTCTTTTATTCCAGATAATCCTAATCCTTGAAGTGTAGTCATACCATCCTTAACATCTTTAATTTTTTTATTTATTTCATCTGTTCCTAAGCTTGCTGTATTGCCTGATGTTATACCTGATGTTACACCAGATGCGATTGATGTTGTAATATCACTTGAATTTGAATTTATATTATTGGTGTTTGGAGTATTGGATGGAGTATCAGAAAAACTAGTGAATGGATAAATAATTTGAGTACTATTAGAATAATACATATTAGCCATTGTTATTTCAGACTTGATAGATTCTACTGCACCAGTCATTCCTGGATATTCAACCCCATTTTTAGTGTATTTGAAATATGTGACAAATTGTTGAGTATCAATTACTATTCCATTGTATCGTATTTCTACATAAATAGTACCATTCGCTGTATAACTTCTAAATTCAAACATATTATAATTGATTTTTATTATATATAAAAATATAAAAGTTATAATTGATTTTAAAATATTAATATATAATAAAAAATAAAATTTTCACATGAGAAATCTATATTCAAAGAATGAATTTTTAAATATTCATAATGATAGCAAATCAATAAATGAAGGAATATTTAGCTTTATAGGTAAATTATTTAATACCATTTCAACTTATATAAAAAAAGTAAAAGGAGGTCAAGAAATTCAAGATATATATGTAAAATACTTAAAAAAGATTAATGATGATATTAAGAAAAAAGTTCAAGTTGATTTAAATTTAACTGCTGAGGGACAAATAAATTCAACAACTACAACCACTTCTTCTGTTGCTACTTCTCCTTCTAAAATTTCTGCTCCTGCTGCTCCTTCAACTGTTTCTTCTGATAAACAGACTACAACTAATAATTCATCTGAAAATGACGTGAAAAAAGAAAGCAATAAAGTAAGAGTTCATTTAAAAAATAAATTAAATGAAGCTGATGTTGCAACTGCAGTTAATAATGTTGCAAACAAAGTTAATGATGTAAAGAATACTATTAATCAAGCTAAAGAAACAATAGCACCAAGTACAGAGACAAAAGAAGCAGGAACAAATATTAAAATGACAATATCAGCATTGAAAGATAAAGCTAAACTTATTCAGCAAATAATTGATGCTGATGCAGAAGTCGCAAAAAATGAAATGAATAGAGTTTTAGCTAAATATGGTGGTCAAGAAAAAAATCCAAAATTAGCTACTATAATAGCAAACAAAGTAGATGAATTTAAATTGGCATTTTTAAATGCAAAAATAAAAATATACGATGCAGGCGGAGATAAAACAGCATCAATAGAAGTTGCTAAGAATAGAGATATATTATCTAAACAATTAGATGAAAAATGGAAAAATTTATCAAAAGAACAACAGTCTGGACAATCAACAGATTTGAAAATTGGAGATACTGTAAAATTTCATTCCGATGCATTAAATAAAGATGTAGAAGAAAAAATAATTAAAGTAGAAGGAGATACATTAACTTTCAATGGTACTAATGGTGAATTTACTAAAAAGAAAACTGATGTAACTAAAATTCAGCCTGCTGAGAAACCTGCTGAGAAACCTGTTAAAACAGAATATACAGAGGGAGATAAAATTAGTTGGACTCCAGATGGAGGAAATCAAGAAATAATTAGAACTATAACTAAAGTAGATGGTGATACATTAACATTCAAAGAGGGTGATAAGCCAGATGGTAAAGATATGACAAAAAAAGCAGAAAATGTCAAAAAAATAGAAGCAAAACCAGCAGCAGCACAAGTAAAAGAAACAAAATAAAATGAATATAATATCTTATAATAATTATTTGACAGAGAGTTCACAATCATCTATTTCTGAGTTTTTAAAATCTCAGTATGATAAAATATTTCCTGATCCAACACAATCATTAAATAATTTATTCTCATCTTTTATAAAAAGTTTAGATGTGGAAAAAAATGTATCTATTCTATATCAGACATATTTAAAAAATAGTCAATCACTTACTCAAAATGAAATAAATAATTCAAAAACTATAATTGATGTTGATAAAGTATTAACAGAAAGTATCAAATATTTTTATTTTTCATTGAAACCTATTGTTAATAAATTACAAAATGATGACTTTACTATTAATGAAATATTTAGTAGATCAAGAGATAAAAGATTGCTTACATTGATGAGTTATCCAGAAGACCAATTTTCAAATGCTATATCAACGTATTCTACCACTATAATATCTGAAATTAAATCATCTGCAAATATTATAACTGGAACTACTACTACTAATACCGCACCAACTACTGTTTCAGAATCAATAAATGATAGAATCAATTATAAGATTAGTAGAATTTTAGAAGCTGATGATATTTCTATTGTGACTAATTTATTAAATTATAAAAAAGCTGCAATAAATTGGATTAATATAACATTATTTGATTCTATTAAACCAAAACTTCAATTATTAAGACAATTAGGAGTGAATACTAGTAATAGTGTAGATCAATTAGCTAATCAAATGAAAGGTACTACAAATGAAAATGCTAAAAAAATTATTCTTAATAAAATTATTAATATGAATAAAGAAGAATTACAAAAATTGGTTGATTCATTAGGTTTAACAAAAGATGAATTAGGAGATTTATAAAAAATAAAAATAAAATGGAAATACAAAAATTTGAAGCCTATAAATATAGAGGGAAAAAATTAGATGTGATAAATAGAAAGGAATTCATTAATGAAATTAGTGATATTTTTGCATCTGAAATGTTTGGTTATAATAATAATGGTACATCTTATTATCCTGATTTAGAAACATTAAATATTTATTTGCATAATGATGAAACAGGAGAAGATAGAACAATAAAATTGGATTTGTCTGATATGGGCATAGAAATTGGACACACAGATTGGTATGATGAAGAAGAAGCAGAAAATCATGATGACTTAGGTGTATTTGTTCCAGAAAGAAATTTAGATTTACCAATAACTAAAGCTTATAAATCACAAAAAGGTGATATGAACAAATTTAATATATAAAAAATTCTAAAATATTTTGATATTTAAAAAGTATTTATTATCTTTGTTGCTTAAAATTAAACAATGAAGATAATAAATTTTTTATTTAGTAAATCTGAAAAAACTATGAACATAGTTAGTGAAGATATTTTCAATTGTTCATATAAGGAAAAATGGATTCAACCTTATACTGAAAGTATTAAAAATAGAATGATCAATGATTCTAATTATTTAATAACTGATTCTAATTTAAAATATAAAAAATTAAATAAGAAAGAACTTATAATTGAAATTACTACGTGTTTAAATAGAATAGATAGAAATTATGAAGATTATGGAATAAATGATAATGAATATAAATTTGAATTTGATCATTTCATAAAATCAACGATATTAATGTATAAAAAATAACATAATATATGAAAGTGAATAAATTTGAGGAAACAACTAATAAAATTATACATATTGACGGAAAGTATTTTTCAAATGATTCTGTTTCAATAACAAACAGTCGTGAAATACTGAATTATATGGTTAATATTCAAACTCATGCATTTCAAGATAATAAATTAACATTAACTAGTAATTTAATTGAGCCTTTAACAAAAATTTTTGGCACTCAAAACAAAACAATTAGAAGTGAGTTTATGTTGAAATTGTGGATTTTAAAATTTAAAGATTTGACATTTAATGTTTATACAGCAAAGAATCGAGGAACATCTTATGAAGTTTGTGATTATTCTTATGAAGATGTTCGCAATGGCAAAATAGATAAAAAAATTATTGAGTTCTTAGAAGAGTTATATAAATTAATTAATTAATGAATAATATGAAAATTGCACATATAGTAAAATTAACAGACAACGATGGAGATTTACAATTTAAACTTGTAGATCAAGATACTTGGAATTGGATTATTATGGAAAATTCTGGAATACCAGAACCTACTAAAAGAATAATTTTTAGTAATTTTTTCACAGGAAAAATTGTTTCACGATGGGAAGACAAATTGTGTCCTGATTCAATAAGAGAAAGAATAAAAACCAAATATTTAGAAAATTATGATTCATTTGATGGTGTGTTTATAACATATGGATCATGGGATAATGATCGAGCATTATTGGCTCCACCATTAGAAGATAATTATGATTTATTTTGTAGAGATTATTCAAGAACTATTGATATTATTAATATGATAGAAAATGCAAAAGCAAAAGGATATAATGTAGAATTTGAACATGAATATGTTGGACTAATGTATTAATTGAAAAATAATTCAATAAATATTTGGTAGATTAAAAACTTTGTATTACTTTTGTTCTACAAATAAAAAATAAATTGATTGATATAAAAAATGTGTAGTTGAACATTACAAGAAAGTGTATCAAGATTGAGTATATGAGTTAATGTCTTTCTATTGCTCTAAATAAATCTCAAAAAAAGTTCATCATATCAATCAATTTTTAAAAATAGAAAAAAATGACTTTTTTTATATAATATATAAGAAAGTAGAAAATAACTTAAACAAAAAATAATTTTTAATATATACAATATCATGAACAACATTAGTAGACATATCACAACAGGCACAGCCACAACAACTGCAACTACTCCCGTAACAGGAGGAAGACCAGTGGCGTATTTGGGTGATAACAATCTAAGTTGATATTTTTATAAAATATTTTAATAGTGTTAAAACCCAAAGATGATTATTCAACTTTGGGTTTTTTCTTTTTAAATAATTAATTGGTCCTGTAGTGGCAGAATTTCCTAAATTCTATGTGCATAATGGAATGAAAAATGAGAGTTCGAGTCTCTTCTGGATCACAAAATAAATAATGGCCTTGTAATGGCGGAGTTTTCTAAACTCTATGTGCATAATGGAATGAAAAATGAGGGTTCAACCCCCTCCTGGGTCACAGTAAAATATCAGGTGTATGTGGTAGTGTCAGGATCAGGCACAAGGAAGTTCGACTCTTCTTCACCTGACAATTATTATTGTAATATTTAATAATATAAAAGAGTTCTTTGATATTTGAAAAAATAAAATAGTTTAATTATCGGGTAGTGGTGTAGTTGGTTAGCATACGTGTTTTGGGAACATGAGGGAACGTATAGTCATCGTGAGTTCGAATCTCACCTACCCGACATAACAAAAACATAGTTCGGAAAAGTAAAACGAAATTGAAAAATTTTTAGATTTTTATAAAAACAATTAATAATGGGACTTGGGACTGCTTGGAGTGGTCGCCTCTCTTGCACAGAGGAATAACAGGTGGGTTCGATGCCCATAAGCTCCACATAATCAGATAGTTACATAAATGATTATAAATAATGCGATAGTCGCCTAGAGACCGATGGCGCTGGGTTGCCAATCCAGTAAGCGAAAGCACACCGTGAGTTTGAATCTCATCTATCGCTCAAATATTAAAATAAATTAACGCAAGTGTCGCATAGAGGTCGATTGCACTAGATTTCCAATCTAGAAAGATAATATCACACCGAGGGTTCGAATCCCTTTACTTGCTCTAAATTTGGCCCTGTGGCGTAACGGAAGCGTATGACTATTACAAGGTTTGGGAGATGGTTCGATTCCATCTGGGGCTACTTTTTTTGAATATAGGATTTTAACTCAGTTGGTTCAGAGTATTTGTTTAACAAGCAAAAAGTCATTGGTTCGATTCCAATAAGTCCTACAATAATGCCGATGTAGCTCAGTGATAGAGCGCCACCTTAGTAACGTGGATGTCGTGAGTTTGACTCTCACCCTTGGCTCAATAAAAACAACGGAATGCGATCCATAGAGAGAGGTTACTGGTATTGGACACCAGGTTATTGCAAGTTCGAATCTTGTCATTCCGACAATAAAAATGCTTTAGTAGTTCAATTGGTAGAACGTTACCCTTGTAAGGTAAATGTTGAGGGTTCAAGTCCTTTCTAAAGCTCAATAAATGCACAATTCGCATAGTGGCTATTGCTCTGGCTTTGTAACCCAGCATCTGAAAAGATTTCATCAGTTCGAGTCTGATATTGTGCTCAATTAAATAAACTTTTATAAAAATTATATCTATATTTAGTGTAAAATGTTTGGTAGTATCAAAATAAAACACTACTTTTACAGAGTAATAAAAAACAACGGTTCTGTAGCTCAGTTGAATAGAGCATCGCCCTTCTAAGGCGAGGGTCAAGGGTTTGAATCCCTTCAGGATCACAATTATAAAGTTCATGTTAGACTAAGGGACAGTCGCTAGTAAACGAAGCTAGTGTTAGGGTATGTGGTTGAGCTTGTTCGGTTCAATGACTGTATATTTGAGGATGCACTGAGTAAAGTAATCATTGAGTTGGTGAAAAGGAAGCGCGTTTAGTGACCTAACTAAAAAATGAGATGCCAGTTCGAGCCTGGTCGTGAGCACATTTACAAATTGAATTTACTTCCAGACTTCAATAATTCTAATTCTTCTGATAATTCGAATTTTTCCACTTCATATTCTTCGTAATTAAAATCAACAGGTTCATTATAATATTTACCATTCCAATAATCCAGAACTTCGTCATAATCAATCATATCTTTACAATCATAATTTTCATTATGTGATTTATCATATTCATGTATGAATGTTATTGTATATTTTATGCAGCTTTCCGCACTGTCAAACAATTTTACTTTTACTGTATCTTCATCAGAATTTTGAATAGTATATACAAAATATTTTTGACTATTATTTTCGAATAATTTGATATGTTTCATATGTTGAATTTATTTGTTTCTATATATAAGTTAAATTCTTTTTCTATTTCTGTAATAATATTATCTAAAATAGTTAAGTTATTTTTATCTTCTATTTTTATGTCGTGAATGTGTTTTCTATCCCAATAAATATCAGGATCAAATGTTTCATATTTATTAATAACTGAAGTCATAACATCATAAAGAACATTATTTTTACTTTTAAATTCATCATAATTACGTCTTTCTAATAGAATTGTTAATTCTAATCCTTCTGATCTATGATAAGTCAACAATCTTATTTTAAATATATCTATATATTTATATCTATATGATATAGTAATTTCATTAGAATCATCAAAATATATTTTAACTGATGATCCTTTGAAATCATCTAATTCTTTTAGTCTAAACAGAATATTTTTTAAATTTTCTGAGAATTTTTTAAATATATTATTAATTACTTTCGGATTATTGTGTTTTAATAGTGTTTCAAATCTTTTAATATATTTCATAGTTTTATATATTAAATATTATATAATAAAAAATGTCAATCTTAAAAAAGATTGACATTTTTTAGAGTTTTTATTCATTAAGTATAAAAAGGATAGTTATCATTTTTTGTGCCTAATACTCCTGTTGTTTGATAATGAATATCGACAGATAGTATGAACGGTAAATTAGTTGTACCTCCAGATATAGTTGGAATACTTGATACACTTAATGCTAATTCTATTAATCCATCTGCTTCTAATAAAGAAGTATTTAAATGTGATGAATCACCTCCATTGTTGCTTATTTGAATTTCATTAATGAAATGTCCCCATCTTGGATTTGATGAAATTCCTGATATTGATATTGATTGAGAAACTGTCAATTCGGAATTAAAAATTTGTCCAGATTGATTATATCCTTTACAATAATTCATATAGTAATTTATTCCAAAATTACCAGAAATAGATGTACCGTTATGAGTCCAATGAATATCTAAAAATATAGGAGTATTTGGCACATAATCATGAGGAATTTGATATGTTATATTATCGATATCATCATTAACTTTAAATGCATAATTAAGTATTTTTGTACCTCTTATTGATTCTCTATTTGGTGTTCCAGATCCTTCAATTCTAGTTATTATTTGTCCAATTAAGTCTCTATATCCAAATGTTGGAATTTTATTTCCTAATAATATTCCAGTTCCTGATGAGCTAGGTAATACTATATTACCACAAATATTTAAATTGCGTCCATCAAATGTCAATCCACTATGAGAACTAACGTTTGGAGATAATTCATTTAAAGTTATTAATCCATTATTTGTTGTTCCTGCTATAGATGCAAATCCATCTGCTCCATTAATACCTGATGTTCCTGAGCTACCTGATGTTCCACGAATTCCTGATGTGCCTGAGCTACCTGATGTGCCTGAGCTACCTGATGTTCCAGAACTGCCTGATGTGCCTGAGCTACCAGAACTACCTGATGTTCCTGAGCTACCTGATGTGCCAGAACTACCTGATGTACCTGAGCTACCTGATGTGCCTGAGCTACCTGATGTGCCTGAGCTACCTGATGTACCTGAGCTACCTGATGTACCTGATGTGCCTGAGCTACCTGATGTTCCATCTGTTCCTGAGCTACCTGATGTGCCTGAGCTACCTGATGTACCTGAGCTACCTGATGTGCCTGATGTGCCTGAGCTACCTGATGTTCCATCTGTTCCTGAGCTACCTGATGTGCCTGATGTTCCTGAACTACCTGATGTTCCATCTGTTCCTGAGCTACCTGATGTTCCTGAGCTACCTGATGTTCCATCTGTTCCTGAGCTACCTGATGTGCCTGAGCTACCTGATGTTCCATCTGTTCCTGATGTGCCTGATGTTCCTGAACTACCTGATGTTCCATCTGTTCCTGAGCTACCTGATGTTCCATCTGTTCCTGAGCTACCTGATGTTCCATCTGTTCCTGAGCTACCTGATGTTCCTGAGCTACCTGATGTTCCATCTGTTCCTGAGCTACCTGATGTGCCTGAGCTACCTGATGTTCCATCTGTTCCTGAGCTACCTGATGTTCCTGATGTTCCTGAACTACCTGATGTTCCATCTGTTCCTGAGCTACCTGATGTTCCTGAGCTACCTGATGTTCCATCTGTTCCTGAGCT